ATGATGAACTCATCACGGTTCATGAGAAGGCATAGCTCTTTTACGGAGCGAGCTTCTAGTACTTCCAACGTCAGTTGATGCACAAGCCTTCCTTCGAAAGCTGGCATGTTCAATGTCACAAGGAATCTCAAGGCTCTCTCCTAACTACAGTGCCGTCCATTCGCCTCTTCCACTTTGAGCCTTTGCTACCCGGCAGCGGATTCTTCGATTTAAGTTTGGCACCTATGTGGTTTTGATGGATACGCTTTACCTTTGCTATCAGGGGCATATCCACAGTGCTAGTATGAACCCGATGACACTTGCGATGAGCAACGAACCAGTTACTTGCATCGTCCTTGCCGCCAGCCTCCAGAGGTATATCGTGGCTGACATCCCACTCCTCGCCGGGGACAACCTTCATGCTGCATAGGTGGCATGTACCACCCCGCGACAAGAAGATGTCAGCCCGCCCCTTCGCTGTTATCTTTACTCTTTTCATTGCCTTTCCACTTCCTTAGATTTGACTGAGGAATGGCGTATCCTTCTCCACGGCCAAGGTTCTTAATGTTTTCAGGCTTGTACATGTCCTTGGCTAGGCAATAGCCGGGGAACGTCACCACATTGTCCGTCAAGATTGCCAATGCGAACGCATCTATGTCTGCGTTGCGCTTCTTCGTGGCAAGCAGTTGGCCGTCTTGGCGCGTCGTTGTCTTCATGTCAAATTGAACACCATGAAACACAAAGTCACAAGACCCGCTCCGTGGTGAGACAGATGGATCGAAAAAGATGTTGTTGAGCTTGCAAAAGGCATACTCCCCAATTACCCCCCATTCGTCCATGTCCAGCCCAGACCCCTTGTTGACAATGGTGTCGTTGACATTGTGGCTACGCGCACACAAGGCCCGCATGTTGCCAATCATGCGGCATGTCGCCAACTCGCTGTCAGAAAGGATTACTGGCCCCATTACTGCAACGTCCCTTCTAAGTCATTTGTTTCGTCAGCCTCTTCCTTCATCTGGGCCTCTACATGCTTGTCAATCACTTCGACAAGCGTGTGGGCCATGCGAGAGACATAGGACATAGCCTCGTTAAGGTCGTCAGACTCATCAATAATTGTTTTGCATAAGACCATGTTGAGGACGCTCATGCGGACAGAAAATCCCGCATCTCCAAGGGCTTTGTTTACTTTCTGGTGAAGCGTAACAACGGTCTTGGCATCCTCTAGGGTCTTAGTGATCTTGTCGATCATGTCGTTGATCATATCCTTGGGGTCTTCGCTCATGTCACAACCTCATTTCTGCGCGTTTCGATGCTTCGATACTTTGCCATTCGTGGAATCGCATTCTGATATACTCTAGCTTCACTTTCAGTAGAGCCGCCTTTTCACGCGCCTCCACCATCTTCGTAATAAACTCACGCCATTCGTTAGAGCCTTTGGAAGCCATCTCAGCCCTGCTTACTGGCATGTCACCGCAGTTCAGCATCATACGAGCCAGAACAGCGGACTTGGTTTCCTCAAGAAGGTTGGCAGCGGCATCCGCATCCACCCAACTCTTTGCGACTACGCGATACTGTTCGGAGATAGGGATTTCAGAAAGTGGGATGTCGCTGTCCATGGCTTGCCCCTAAAAAGGAATCGAGTCGCCGTCCAGATCGTATGCCTTCGCTTCACCTTTGGGTTGCTCGGCTGGCGCGTCCTTGCGGTTAAACTTCTGGGAGAAGTACTTCTTGCCATCCTTGGTCTCGTTCACCCAAGCCGACTGCCAGTAATCTACCCCGTCAATGTTGACAGTACCGGTGTAGGTTGGCGATTTGTCGTGCTTCATTTTGTCGTTCTTGAAGAGTGAGCCGGTGTTCGGCTTGGTCTCATATGCCATTGTATTTCTCCTCTAGCTTTTCCAGCTTTTCATCCATCTCAGTCAGGAAGTTGTAAACCTCCTTCTCAAGCTCTTCGATCATCTTTTCGTCACGGGGGACGCGCTTGACGAACAGCGCCATGCTTTCAGGTAGGCGCGGGTCGTAGGACACGAAGTCACACCATTGACGCCCTGTGCAAGCCATCTGCCACTGCATCTGAGTGACATACCTGCCGGGGACAGTCTCGGTCAGCAACGTGTCGAGGTGGGTGGCGGTGATCGGGCATTTGATCTCCACAAGCCCATCATCGCCTATCAAGCCGTCTGGGCTGGCACCGCCATCAAAGATAGAGCAATGAGGGACGAAACCGGTTTCCGTAACCAAGCTCCCGCTTCGGGCTTCATAGGCAGCGCGAGCTTGCGGTTCAGTATTCGTCCCCCATTGCATTGCGGCGCTTGAATAGGAATCCCCCCTGACTCCTGTCAAACGCTCGCAAATCAGTTCAGCCATGTAGTTGGCTCGTGAAGTGCTGTAGCCGCTTTTGGTCTTGGCGATAACGTCAGCCACCCGTGAGGCGGTGACTTTGCCGAGGCGAGCGGCGTACCATTCGTCTGTTCTCTGGTCCATCACTCGGCTTCCTTCTTAGAAGCATCCACCTTGGCAGCAATCTCTTTCCAGTCCTTGATGGACTTGGGATCAAGGGCTGTCCGCTGATCGGGGGTCAGTGTACGCCACTTAGCCGTCAGGGCCTCAGTCCCAAGGGCGGCAGCTTCATCCATCGCCTTGGTCATCGCCTCAAACTCCTTGGCGCTTACCTCAACCTTCTTGGCTGGCGCGGCGGGGGCCTTCTCTACGGCAGCGTTGCCATCATCATCGACGGCAGCAAGGCACAGGACAGACATAAGGCCATAGCGACGGCCATAGGTAATGCCAGAGCCAATGCCGTGGGCGTCAAACTTGGAGACGGGTATCTCCAGCGTCTCAGACACAAACTCGCCGGTCTTGTGGATCAGCATGGTTTCGACTTCCACGAAGCCCTGACGGGTACGGGGAAACTGCATGATCGCCAGATCATTGACGGCCAGAGGTTCGCGAATCACTGCGCGAACGGCGGCAAGGTCAGCGTACTTGGAGCGGAAGGCGGGGTTTAGCCCGTCCTTCGTGGCGTCTTCAATTTGGCCCTGTGCCTTAGCGAGAGCGGTAGCAAGTTCTGCGATAGTCTCAGACATTTTCATTGGTTCGTCCTTTCTTATGCCCACATGCCTTCTCTGGCACAGTCATCAAATATGTCGTCCATAAGCTTCTTGTCGCGGTGTAGGTACTTCATCAGTTCGACTGAGCTAAACCAGTTGTCTTTGCGTCCCTGCTGGTAGTGATGCTCAACCGTTCTGCCAGTCCCACTGTTGTGGACAGACAACTGGAAAGCCCAGATGTAAGGCTGGCCATCAACATGGTCTATTTCAATATCTAAAGTGCCGGTTAGGAACAGGTGTTCCGGCAGTTCGTAGTCCTCTAGCTTATACTCGATAGGTACTAGGTTCATCGTTTTCTCCCATGCTAGGGTTTCTCATACATACTCTTCTCTCTGGACAAGTCAAGCCCCCTCTTGACTTCTGTGGACAATACCGTCAAGATGCGTTCATGAGATTAGATCGAGACCCCGCCCTTATGGAAGTCATCCGCCGCTTTGGTACAGCCAAGCGTCTGGCGGAAGTCCTCGGCATTACGAACAGAGCCGTCTCCATCTGGAAGCGTGTTCCTGTTCGCCATGTACGAGCCATAGCGGCGCTGTCTGGTCTGCATCCATACCGCATCAGGCCAGACCTTTACGTTGAGGGTTATTGGAACATGCTGATGAACACGGCAGACATCGCTACAAAGATGCGAATCTCTGAGGCTGAGGTTTGCCAACATCTCTCGGGCATCCTTGCTCGCAGAAGGGGCGGATCAAATGATAATTCTATCTCTGCCCTTCCCGCCGTCAGTGAACAGCCTGTGGAGATCGACGAAGGGGGGTAAGGTCTATCGGTCTGCCAAGTACATGGAATGGCGTAAGCTGGCTATGTGGCAGATCGCAGGACAGGTAAGGGGCCGCAAACACCTTGGCCCGTACAAGCTGACAATCTTGGCAGTACGCCCAGACAAGCGTAAGCGTGACTTAGGAAACTTAGAGAAGGGTGTCAGTGACATCCTAGTAAGCCAGAACATAGTTGAAGACGACAGTATGTGCGAGTGGCTGGAAATTAGATGGGTCGAGCAAGGCCCATCCTGCAAAGTCATCATAGAGCCGATAGGAGAGTGTGGTGAGGGTGAAGGACTTCCATCAGACACAGAATGAGAATTGGTACGAACACTACCTTAGCAGCGAAGCGCGTCTGGCCCAGATGGAAGACGTTATCCGGCAGGTTGAGTCCGTGGCACTGGAGTATGTGAGCGATGAAACGGCTCGCATGGAGATCATCAAGATCGTTGATGACGCATTGAGGGGAGTGTTGAAATGAATGACAAGCCAAAACAGAAGCGCGGATTTGCGGCAATGTCACCTGAGAAGCAGCGCATGATTGCCAGCAAGGGCGGCAAGTCTGTGCCTGCTGAGAAACGCAATTTCAATGACAAGGCTAGGGCCTCTGCGGCCTCCAAGAAGCGCAAAGGCATCAAGAAGGTTTAGGAGGGGGGTTCTCCACCCGCAGCCGCATCCGTCAACGGGCGAGCGTTCAAAGGCGCTACAAGGCATCGTTCCAGCCCCTTCCTAAAAGACATTTGACTGGTGAAACGATGCAAGGCGGAACTATCATTAGGGGGACAGTATGGATGGCAAGAAGAACACTATCGTTTTGTCTAGGGAAGAGGTTGAAGCTGCCAAGATGTTTGGCTTCACCCTGCATGAGTATGCCAAGCTCAAGGCTGAGGCTCAGAGGATCGAGAGAGAATACTTTGAATGGCTCCAGACCCCTGCTGGCATTGCCCACATGGAGAGGGAGCTTCGCAAGCTAAACAGATGGCGGCGGAATAGCCGTGCTTACCGCGCAAGGAAGCGAGCAGAGAAGGCGGCGGCGAATGTCAAATGACGCCAACACCATCCGCGAACTGCGCGAACAGGTTGAAGAGCTAAAGGAAGAGCTTCGCCAGCTTCGCGCCGACATAGCACCGACTGACGACACATTTGCGGGCGTTCTCACGCGCCAACAGGTGGCATTGCTGATGAGCATTCAGAATCGGAAGATTGCCAGTTACCCGTACATTGATCAGGTTCTGGCTGGACAAGGCAACTTTGGCAGAGGCAATGGGGAAGAAACTGAGCAGCTAAGATCAAAAGTATCCATATACAATCTGCGCCAGCGGCTCAAACCTTACGGCATCGAGATCAAAACATGGCGCGGCGTTGGCTACTATCTGGACGACGAGAACAAAGCCAAACTGAAGCAACTGATGGAGAAGAAAGATGGATGACTTGTTCAAAGCAATCTTTGTCATTTGGGGGCTGTTCATGCTTGGCGGCACAGTGATCATTTTCAGCGTTATGATGTGGCAGACTCTGCGTGGCATCTTTAAGAGGGAATGGTGATGAAGGGCGGCATTGTTCAAGTCGCCCTGATAACAGCATCTGTCATCTGCCTGCTTGCCGGTCACGAAGGGGCTGCGTTCTTCTTCGGGCTGATTTTCTTCCTCTCAGTAACATGGTGACATCATGATCGACATCAACAAAAAGTACCGTACCCGCGATGGCCGTGAAGTCCGCATCTATGCAACGGATGGTGGCGGATATTGGCCCATACACGGAGCAATTCAACTATCATGTTCTGGCTGGTCGCCAGCATCATGGGACGACGATGGTAATGCTTTCAACTCATTTCATCGTGACAACCTCATCGAAGTCCGCCCCCGGCACAAGCGGACGGTGTGGGTGAATGTGTATGAAGGCGATTGGGACGCCTACACAGCATCCAGCAAAGAAGATGCGGATGAAAATGCTGCTGATGGCCGTATCGCCTGCATCAAGGTCGAGTTGGATTTTGAAGAGGGAGAAGGATTGTGATGAATGAACAGGAAAAGGCACAGTTTTATCTTCATGTTTGTCGCACCATCGAGAAAGATCAGGATGCAATAGGATGGGCCATAAAGGGCATCAATGACGGAGTTCGTCTTGCAGCCGAGCAGGCCAGACAAGATCAAGCAGATTGGGAAGTCATTGCCAATATGGCGCTGAACAAGCGCCTGCTTGATGGGCATGAACTGTTCATTGCAGACAAGATAGAGGGCCTGAAGGGTCGCGCATCGTGCCGTTGGGACTGGTACGTTGAAAAGCTTAGGGCAATCGTTGAAAGGAAGAAGGAAAAGAAAGATGACTAATCTTGTGAAGCGGCTGCGCTCACCAGCCAACGTGTTTTATGAATACGCCTTAGATAATGGCGCATTCTTGCATGAAGCAGCCGACTATATCGAAAAGCTCGAAGCGGCGCTGACGCCGTTTTTAAACCTTCCAATCGGTGTCATAAATGATGACCCGCCCGAAATGGAAGTCTATCAGTGCCACGGGTGGCCGAGGGATCAACTTGCCGTCGTCACCGTTGCGGACTTTCGGCGCGTCCGCAAAGCACTGGAGGGGAAAGATGGTTGATCTTCAAGAAAGGTCTATCGACATGTGGCGCGAAGAAGCTTGGAAGCTTCACGCGAAGCTGCGCAAGGTTGAAGATGCGTTGATAGCTCTTAAAGCTATGCATCATGAGGGTGGCATAGACGACATTGAGGAGCGGGACGACAGGACATACTTCATGGTGTGCAATGCGCTGGAGGAGCTACGATGATCCCGCCTAAAAACCCAATGTCGCTTCTCTCAAGCTATAAGCCCAAAAACACTGAGGAGCTAGCCGAATGGCTGATGATGGCTGCCCGCAATCTGAAGGACGAAGAGGGCAAGCGCATATATTTCAGGCTGGAGGGCCACCTAGCATGGCAGATTGCCAGCATGATGCAGGATGCGAAGTTGGAGATTCCGAAATGACTGAAGCCTCAAGAGTCCAGAAGATGCTCAATGAGCAGAACGAATGGATCGGCCGGCTCAAGGGCCAAATCATGCGGTTGGAACTTGACGTTGTTGGCTACAGGACCAGAAACAAACAGTTAGAGGCGGCGTTGACGCATATCTACGCATGGCATCCGGTTCACACGTTTAATCCGCACCAGACAATCAAAGATATCAAAGAGTTCGCCCGTGAAGCATTGGAGAAAAAAGATGACTGACTACATGCA